CTACAATCCAAACCCCGTTGCTGAAAACCGCAAGAACATGATGCAGTCTTATTACCCCAACTTGATTCAGGGTAAGACCAAAAGCTGGATTGATGTCTATGTTATGAATAAGCTTGGGACGATTCAGGATGGGAAGCCAGTGTATCCAATGTTCGCTGTTGAAGCACACGTTGCTTTGGAAGAAATACCTATCGCCGCAAACCTACCAGTTTATGTTGGTCTCGACTTTGGTCTAACTCCTGCCGCAGTTATTGGACAGAAGGTTAGAGGGAAGTGGTTAATTCAGTCTGAGATCGTTGCAATTGATATGGGCATTGTGCGCTTTGCTGAAGTGTTGCGAAATGAATTGGCTACTAGATTTGCAGCGGCTGGGGAAACCATTATCTATGGCGACCCGTCTGGAGATTTCAGGGCGCAGACAGATGAATCTACTCCGTTCCACATTCTTCGTGGCGCTGGGCTAAGAGCTTTCCCAACTCACTCCAATTCCCCAGACCTTCGAATAGAAGCAGTGGCGTCTCAGTTAATGAAGATGGTTGAAGGCAAGCCAGCTTTTTTAATTGATCGCCGCTGCTCAACAATCATTAAAGGTTTTGAGGGCGGCTATTCTTACAAGCGCATGGAAGTGTCTGGGGAAAGATACGCAGATAAGCCAGACAAGAATATGTATAGCCACGTTCACGATGCGTTGCAGTATTTGCTTCTTGGGGCTGGGGAGGGAAGAGCCTTGATGAATAGTCAAAAACCTGCTCAAGTTACTGTTGCCAAGCGTGAGTTTGATGTCTTTGCAAGGCAAGATAAACCAAAGCGGAGACAGGGATTATGGGCAAGGATGTAGTTTGTGCATTGCCGTAATCTTTTATTTGTGCTTTTCGATAGTAAACAAAGGAGGTAATTATGTGTGGCCCTAGAAAACAATCCGCTGCTGCCAAACCCGCAGAACCCAAAGCATCTGCCAAACCCGCAGCGCCTACTCCAGAACAGAAGCAAGCAGATGCGGCGGCGAATGAACGTATGGCAGCAGATGAAGCCGCTCGTCAAGAAGCTGAGAACCGCGCTAAGATTAAACAGGAAGATATTCAGCAAGCGGTCTCTGCAAAGATTGTTCGTAAAGGAAGGAGTGGAGGTTCAGGCCGCCGATCTTTATTCTCATCCAGCGCTGCTGGTTTTCTAGGTAGGTTCATGTAATGAAAGACCCCTTAGCCAAAAAGTATCTTGAACGCTACCGCAAGGCTAAGGCTTTTCGGGAGAACTGGGTTCCATTGTTTGAGGAGTGCTATGAGTATGCGCTTCCCCAGCGTGAATCATTTTACTATGAGGAAGCGGGCCAGCGCCGAGACGACCGCATCTTTGATGAGACGGCTGTCGTTGGCGTTCAGGAATTTGCTAGTCGTTTGCAAAGCGGCCTTGTCCCTAACTTTGCGCGGTGGGCTGATCTTGTTTCTGGGTCAGAGGTTCCAAAAGAATCCCGAGACCAAGTTGATAATGATCTTGATGAAGTAACTGAATATGTTTTTGAGGTTCTGCAAAGCTCAAACTTCAATCAAGAAGTTCACGAATCGTTCATGGATTTAGCTGTCGGCACTGGTGTTCTGGCCGTTGAGGAAGGCGATTCAATCAATCCTGTTATTTTCTCAGCAATTCCATTGCCACATATTGTTCTGGATACTGGGCCTGATGATCGCATTGATCATGTGTTCCGTGAGCGAAAGAAGATTCGTTTTTCTGAGTTGAAGCTTTTGTATCCCAAGGGAACATTTGATCAACAAGTTACTAGCAGAATGAATGGCGATGGGACAACAACTGTGCTTGAAGTTGTTTGTCGCAACTATGACCTGCGCAATGAAGAGGGTTACTATCACTATGCAATCTGCATGGAGACAGAAACTGTTTTGCATAAGAAGGAAATGAAAGGGATTGGATCAAACCCATTTATTTGTTTCCGCTGGTCTAAGTGCGCTGGTGAGGTCTATGGGCGCGGCCCGCTTCTAAATGCTTTGTCGGCAATCAAGACAACCAACCTAACGATTGAGTTGATCCTTGAGAACGCGCAAATGTCTATTAGCGGCATCTATCAGATGGAAGATGATGGGGTAATTAATCCCGATACTATACGTTTGGTCCCAGGGACTATTATACCAAAGGCTATGGGGAGTCAAGGTTTGCAGCCAATCAATGCTGCTGGTCGCTTTGATGTTGCGCAGCTAATCCTTAGCGATATGCGTTTGAATATCAAGCGAGCGCTTTACAGCGATATGCTTGGCAACCCAGATAAAACACCAGCAACAGCAACAGAAGTTGCTGAGCGTATGGCTGACTTGTCTCGTCGCATTGGGTCTGCGTTTGGTCGCTTACAGGCAGAATTAGTCCAGCCAGTTCTTCAGCGTGTGATCTATATCCTGAAGAAGCAGGGGCGTATTCAGGTTCCAGTAATTAATGGGCGCGAAGTTAAGGTGCGCTCAGTGTCTCCCCTTGCGCAAGCTCAAGCTAACCAAGACATTTCTAATGTGTCTCGTTATCTCCAATTGGTTGGCGGAGTGTTTGGCCCAGAGATGTTGCAGCTTCTTATCGACAGTGAAAAGACAGCCACATATCTTGGGAAGAAGTTTGGTGTGCCAGAGAGCTTGATTCGTGATGAAGACGAGCGTAGACAGATAGCTGCGATAGCGCAGCAATTGGCACAGCAACAAGCGGGGATGCAAGTTGGCGAACCAACCCAGAGTTAACATTGGGATTGATGGCAGTGTAAGACCTGTCGAAGCTGATAAATATATCAGTCAGAATATAGCGGAGATATTTTCCACCCCCACGGGCAAGGAAGTGCTTCGCTATCTTCGTTCCATAACCATCGAGATGGTAAGTGGGCCTAATATAAGCACAGAAGAACTCAGGCACTTAGAGGGTCAGCGTTATCTTGTTGGCCTTATTGAGCGCCGTATCGATCATGCACACAGGAGCAAACAATGAGCGAATCACTTTTGAATAGCGGCGATGTTCAAGCCTCTGAACCTACTGCGGTCAGCCCTCAGATTACTGATGCAGTAACTCAAGTAGCACCATCTTCCGACCGACCAGAATGGTTGCCTGAGAAATATAAAACTCCAGAAGACTTAGCTAAAGCCTACAAGGAATTAGAGGGCAAGCTTGGAACTCGTGATGAAGACTTGCGCAAGAAGGTTGTAGAAGAACTTCAGGCCGAAGCTTACAAAGACCGTCCAGCCTCATCTGGTGAATATCAATTGCCAGATTTTGTAGATGATGAAGAAGCTGTTAACAGCGATCTTCTAAAGTGGTGGGCGGATCAAGCATTTGAGAATGGTTATTCTCAATCTGAGTTTGAGAAGGGCATCGAGATTTACATGAACTCTATGCCAGCCCCGCCAAACCTTGAGGCGGAAGCGCAGAAGCTTGGAGACAACTCACGCCAACGCATCGAAGCTGCCTCGATGTTTGCTACTAAATTCTTTCCTGCCGAAACGCTTCCTGCAATTGAGCGCCTTTGTGAAAGTGCTGAAGGTATTATTGCCTTGGAAGTAATGATGGAAGCAATGAAGGATGGCAGCTTTACTCAGGCTGCAAACCCAGCAAGTGGGACATCTGAAGCTGACCTGCGTGATATGATGAAGGACGATCGCTACTGGAATCCAACACATCGTGATCCTTCTTTTGTTAAGAAGGTCGATGAAGGGTTCAAGAAACTTTATGGTTAATCCTTATATTGAGGAGCGTGGGTTAAAGCTTGTGGCGTTTGAAGAGCGCCACATTCTTCCATTTGCAATGAACATTAGCGCGGAGAATCTGCGCGAGTTTGAAGTTGTTTATGAAACTTCTATTGTTGAAGCATTGGAGGAGTGCATAGACAACTCATTGGTATTTACAATCGAGAAAGATGGCGAGCCTCTTGCGGTTACTGGCCTAGAGATTCAAGATGATCATGCCTTGATGTGGTGTATGTTTTCTAAAAATATGCGGAAGAACTGGATTAGTTTTGCCCGTGCATCTGAAAAGCTAATGAAGTTTTATGAAAAGATGCATCCAAACCTTGTCGCAGATGTTTGGATTGAGAACAGCATGATTCATCAGTGGCTAGTTTATCTTAAATTTACCCCAGTGATGTTAGTAGAATTAAGCAATAAACAAACTGTTGTTCGTTTTGTGCGTTGCATTCCTGCAAAAAAAAGTGTTGTAAATAAAACATTACGGCCCGTGCTGCACTGAGAGGCCCGCAAGGACACCCTCGAAGAAGTGAAAAGGCGGATACCCGTCTGACCTCAACTTCTAAAGGAAACTTGAAATGGCTAATACAATCGACCAAGCCTTTATCAAGCAGTTTGAAACTGAAGTTCACATGGCGTATCAGCGCATGGGTTCCAAGCTAAGGAACACTGTTCGCACGACCAATGTAACTGGTTCATCTGCTCGATTCCAAAAGATCGGTGCGGGTTCCGCATCTACTAAATCCCGCAATGGTATGGTTACTCCAATGGAGTTGGCACACACCTACGTCGAAGCAACGATGGCAGACTACTACGCCGCCGAATATATCGACAAGCTGGATGAGCTGAAGATCAACATCAACGAGCGTCAGGCTGTTGCTCAGTCGGCTGCTGCCGCTCTCGGTCGCAAGACCGACGAGCTGTTGATTGCCGCTATGGACGCTGGCGCAAGCGCAAGTCAAGTCAACTCGACTGGTGCTGCGGTTGACAAAGCCGATATGCTGTCGTTGTTCGAACTGTTTGGCACTGCTGACATTCCAGAAGATGGCCAGCGTTATATTGCTATGCACCCGAAGGGCTTCGCGGACCTTTTCAACATTACTGAGTTTGCTTCCTCAGATTATGTTGGGCCGCAGAACCTGCCGTTTGCTGGCGGCATGACAATGAAAGAGTTCTTGGGCTTTAAGATTTTCTCGACCTCGGCTGTCACGGCTGGCAAGAACCTTGCCTACCACACCTCGTCGGTCGGCCTCGGCATCAACGCCGATGTGCAGACGGAAATCAACTATGTGCCTGAGAAAGTCTCGCACCTTGCAACTTCGATGATGTCGATGGGCGCTATTGTTATTGATAGCAACGGCATCTACGAACTTCTCGACAACAACTGATAGGAGTGATGAGAGATGGCTTTTGATGCAGCAGGACTCACTCGTATTGGTGGCGCTTCTAATGCCAACCTGTGGTTCTACACAACCGCAGACGCAATCGCTAGCGTAAACACCTCTGGTTACTTTAATGACGCAAGCAATATGCTTGCCGTCCGTGATGTAATCATCGTTGCCGACACCAGCACCCCGACCACCAACTTGGTCAGTGTTCTGTCGAATGCTTCTGGTGTTGTTGATGTTTCGGATGGCACTGCCATTGCCGAAACTGATACTGACTAAGAAAGGAGAGGGGGGTTTCGGCCCCCCTAACCCAATATGCCCGCAAACACCGCAATCAAAGTATGCTCTCGTGCCTCCATCTTAATGG